TTGGATCGTCATGGGTTATGGTAAATTAAAATGTCTTTATGAAACTAAAGCAGGTTATCACGAAAGAATTAATAAAAATTATTTAACGTATGGATTTTAAAATAGAAATGGTGAATCATCCACAACATTATGGTGGAAATGATAACCCTTATGAGGTGATTAAAGTAATTGAGGCTTGGGATTTAGATTTCCATTTGGGGAATACCGTGAAATACATCTCAAGGGCAGGTAAAAAGGATTCTGATAAAGAATTGCAAGACTTAAAGAAGGCCTTATGGTATTTGGAAAGAAAAATAAATAATATAGAAAATAAAAAGTAATGAACATCATTGAAAAATTTATAAGAAAATTCTTTAGTAAAAAAAAGAATGAAACCCCCAAGGTCGGTGGTAAGACCCTAACAGAAGTAATTGAAAAATCTTTAGATGAAAAAACTAAAAAAATTATAGAAGGTTTAGACGATTCAGAACATATTGAAGTTGACGTTGTTGGAGTACCAAAAATGAATACTCCTAAAAAAATAAAAAAGAAAACAAAAAAAACAAACAATGAAAAAAAGTAGAGTATTCTCAGCCTTGAAAGCACAGGCTTTGGCGGACAAAGAAAAGGCATTAATGGCTTTAGACCTTTTAGAAAATCAGGCCGTGGCTATTGGTGACCACACCGCAAACGACTTCCTTAAAGACGCCACAGAAGCGTTAACTTTATTAGCTGACGCTGAGGACAAGTTAGAAATTATTGAAAAATACTTCTCAATAAAAGAGTAATGGAATTCACGGTTGATATTGATGAATATGCTGAAGGAGCAATTCTTTTGGACGGATTAGAGAGCGCAATTATTGGGATTGTTGAGGAATTTGGTAATGGAAGAAGAATCCTCTACTCAAAACCAAAAATTTTATCTATACTTTGTGAAAGAGATTTAATGACTATGAGTGAAGCCGAGGAATTCTATGATTATAATATTTTGGGACTTTATGCTGGTGAACAAAATGCGGTTTTCCTTGACCAAGGATTAGAGCCCTTTAAAAATAACAATGATGAGTGGGAATATAGAACTAACTAATTTAGAAAAAAAAATATGATAGAGACGCAAAGAATTATTAATGGTGAATGTATAAATGAGATGAGTAAGTTTCCTGAAAACTCTATTGATTTAGTGGTGACTAGTCCTCCTTATAATGTTGGAATTGAATATGATTCACATAATGATAGAATGACTATGGACGAATATTGGGAGTTCACTAAACAATGGTTAACTGAATCTTATAGAACTTTAAAAGTTGGAGGTAGAATTTGTGTCAATATACCTTACGAAGTTAACGTACAGGATAGAGGTGGCCGTATTTTATTTATGGCGGAGTTTTGGATGATTATGAAAGAAGTAGGGTTTAAATTCTTTGGGCTTGTTGATTTAGATGAACAGTCACCACATAGAAGTAAAACAACCGCTTGGGGTTCTTGGATGTCACCATCATCACCGTACATTTATAATCCAAAGGAGTGTGTAATATTGGGTTACAAAATTAATTCAAAGAAACAGGAAAAAGGAATCCCCCAATGGGTTGGAGAATCTGTTGATATGGAACAAGCCGATGGTACATTCAAGAAAAAGATGATGTACCCTGATGAATCTAAAAAAGAATTTATGAGTTTAGTATATGGTCAATGGGAATACTTTGCAGATACTAAACAAATGACTAAAGCCACCTTCTCTATGGATATTCCAGGAAAGGCGATAAAGATTTTGACATATCGAAATGATGTTGTTCTTGACCCATTTGCGGGTTCAGGGACTAGTTTAGTCGCCGCTGAGATTAACGATAGAAGATGGATAGGTATTGAGTTATCCGAATCGTATTGTGAAGTTGCTAAAAAACGAGTACAAGGATTTGTGGATGAAAAGAAACAATTGAAGTTAGAATTAAAAGAGGTGTAACAACCTCTTTTTTTATTAAAAAAAAGGGGGTTAAACCCCCTTTCTTAATTTAAGTCTTTCCAAAGAACTTTATATTGTAATGTATCGACATTAGACACTTTAGTTGAGTCTATTACTCGATAAAAATTGTATTGATACTCATACTGTAATGTTTGAGTTTGACCATTCTTGTAAGTCACAAAGTATGTGTTATACAAGTTAGTGTCAACCTCTACAGGTGTAACAACACTAATACTAGTTTGAGTGTTATATTTACTTGGTGATGGTTTGAATAACACACAAGATGTTAACACTAAGAAAGTAGAGATAACTCCGAATACTGTTAAGAATGTTTTTTTCATAGCCTTTATCGTTTAGAATACAAAGATACATATTTATTTTGGATTTCCAAAGTATTTATAAATAAAAATATAATGGGGTATAAAAGATTTATATTAAGCGAATTAGAAAAGAAAGAAATTTTAGGTCAGTATGATATATTAATCGAACAAGTTAATCCTGAACCTGTATCAACATTGAGTGTAGACAAAAATGTTCAGTTTCCTGGAGGATATTGGAGTGAAAAACATTTACCCGCGACTTTAGGTCCTGAGGTTGAAAAAGTAAAAACTTACTTAAAAAGTGGTAAGGGTAAAATATATTTAGTTAGTGTTACTATTGAATCAGGGGAATCACAACTGCCAAATGTTGATGCTGAGGCTGGTAGTAAAGCGGTTGAACCACTATATTTGGCGACCAAAAGAAATGAGTCAATTCAAAAATATATTACAACTCAATTACAATCATTTGTTGATGCTAAACTATTAATGTCGTTACCTAAGTTTAAAGTTGCGGCGCCTAAAATAGGTGCAACACCATTTGTTGGAACCGAGTTTTGTCCTAAAGACTCAACCGATGCACAACAGAGAGGTGAATGTGTTAAAAAATATAGAGCGGGTAAAACAACAACATATAAATCTTATGCTGAAAAATACCTTTCAGAACAGTATGTTAGAGTAACATTAAAATTGGAAGAACTAACAGGTATGAAAAAGTGTTTAGATAATATGATTATCCAAGTTAACTACACTGATTTATCTAAAAAACATACTTGTAATAGTGCTATTTACGAAATATATTTAAACGACATTAAATTGTTAAGAAATGATGGTAAAGGGTACGCTAGTTTAAATAACGCATATAAAATATCGGGGGATTATCCTGGTATTGGCGCGTACGATAATGACCCTAAGTCTCAAGGAGGAACAAGAACAAATACCTTTGTTATTACACCTGATATTGCGACTGATATATTGACACAAAGTATTGCTAAATCAAATGGATTACAAAAACCATCATTTACTTTAAAGGCAAAATGTCTTAACCCGTTTAATAATAGAGATTGGTCGGGAGGATGCCACGAAGGAGTTGGTAATATTGTTGTTACTAATGGTCAAAAACAAACATTTAGGTATGATTCGTCAACTCCTAACGCTAAAAACGAAGTTAAAAGATTAGCAACATTCAACGCTTGTGGTAGTGGTAAAGCAGGATAAAAATTTATAAATAATTAAAATGGGACAAAGATTAATAGTTTCTGAATCAGAAAAAAATTCAATTCTTAATATGCACAATGAGTTTAAAAACAACTCAACACTTTTAGAACAAAAAAGAAAAGGTAAATTATTTTTCGCCTTTGATAACGACACTACGGACTTCCAAGGTTTTATATGTTCCGATGGTTACTTGTATCCATATGCTGAAGATTTTACTACTTGGAAAGTTGGGCCAATTGCGAAAGTACCTTACACAGGTTCTGTTCTTGTGACAATAGATAAGAGAAATGGGAAGGAAGTTATTATGGTTGGTAATAAAGGATTATCTAATTTAGGTAAATTAGAGATGGACCCTAATTATACCGTTAAAACTGTGGATTATAAAAGTATTCCTAAAAAATGAGAAAATTAATTAAAGAAAGTGGTATCCGAGATATCAATAAATTAGCCAAGAGATATCCTAAAGCTGAAATATATTTTCACCAAGATTTGGATGGAGTTACTACCGCATTGGCGATGAAGAAATATCTGCAAGATAACGGAATCAAAGTTGTTGGAGCTCATATTATTCAATATGGAGATAAAGAATTTGCGGTTAAGAAGAACGATGCTCAGGGAGATATAATGCCAGTGTTAGTAGATTTTGCTCACGGAAAACCAATGTTTGTTATTCACACTGACCATCACGATAGACAGGCAGGGGCTGAAGATACAAAATCAACGTCATTTAAATCTTCGAGGTCTAACGTTGAAACAATTTCACAAACAGTATCCCCTGGAGATATATTCCCAAATAAAGATATTGCGTTGATTTCTATGGTCGATAGTGCTGACTATGCTAAGAATGAGATTACTCCTGAAATGGTTATGAATTATATATACAGATTCGATAAAGACGCGGGATTACAAAAAAATAAAACGGTTATTGGGTTATTAACTAATAAGTTATTGTTAGCCTTTAAAAACAAACCAGGGTTCTTAGAACAATTGGTTATGAAATGTGAACCATCATTAATGAGTATCTTTAATGAGATTAAACGTATTATGATTGAAAAAGGGTTCCCTAAAGAATTTGAATTAGAAAAAAATAAAGAATCCTATGTTGGTCAAATGAAGGACCATAAAAATGTTAATGTAGATGGGAATATTATAGTTCAATATGGAGGAGGTTCAATGATGAAACCTGGTTCATATGATAGATATACACCATTTAGAAATAATCCTGATGCTGATTTCTTGGTTATTGCTTGGCCATTAGGTTTGGTTCAAGCCTCTTGTAATCCTTTTAAGAAGGAGAGAGAACTAAAAGGTGTTAACCTTGGTGAAATTGCTCAGGAAGTTTTATCAAAATGGGAAACCCAATTAAAAGAAAAGAAAGTTTCTTTATCTACGATTAAATGGATATCTGAATCGGGTAAAGATTTTAATCCTGAGTCTGTTGGGTTTACCTTTAAAGACTTTACCGCACTATATGGTGATAAGTTTAAACAAATGAATGGTGGTCCTGAGTTATTACTTAAGGCCAGAGAGTTAATGACTAAACCATTTACAGATTTGAGTGAAGACGAAATGGAGATATTAGATTCTCTTGGTGTTTCTACTTGGGATTTAATCCAAGCTAATAGTGGTGGACATAAATGTATTACGAATATTTCAGGGTTAAATTATCTTGGAAGGTCAAATAGACCTCCACAAGGTAAATACAAATACAACGCGGAGTCAGACGACTCCCCTTATATTAAGTTTACCAAGATGATACAAAATGAATTTGTTAGAAAATTAAAAGAAAAAATTGGATAATATAAACCCCTCACTCGAGGGGTTTTTTATTTAATAATAATTCCAATTTTTGGTGTAGTCTTTATTTGAGACACAGAAAGAAGCATAGTCATTAATTTTTGGGTATCCCGTATTGTAGTATCCACAGGTTAACCCCCAATCATTATATCTGTCGTGAAGTTTTTTAAGTAACTTCATACTTGTTGAGATGTTTAAATCTAAGGAGTTTTTTAATTCTGTTTTGGTTGTTTCCTCTTTATTAATATATTCTGCGGTTTTAACCATTACCTGCATAGGACCCACTGCTCCTGCTGATGAAACTAAAAAAGGGTTGTAGTTCCAATCAAAAGGTCCTTGATATGTTGTCTCTAAAAATGCGACATTATAAGCTATGTGCTTAGGAATTGAATATTCTTCCGAATACTTTTCAATTAGATAATAGGTTTGTAATGATACTGGTGAGTTTGGTTGTGATGATGCTTGTTTCAATCTTTTAGTTGGAGACAATGAATCATTATTGAAAATCATCAACCAACTAGAAATTAGAATTAAAACACATACAATGACATACCAAACTTTAATCAAGTTCGATACTTTCATAGTTTTATTTTTTAGTTATTGTATTATGTTCGCCCCATATATTCTTAGCGTAGAAGTTAAAGATAGTGTATCCAATACTGTCTTGATATACTACATAGGTACCATCTTTTTTATTAATGACAATCATATTGTTAGATTCATCAATGGCCAAAGTAATATCTTTTTTCATAATTACATCAGGGTTGTAAATGTTTTTATTATATGATTTAAGAGTATTGTAATAATAGCCCACAGAAAACCCAACGGTTAGTGATAATACAAATATTACATAGAATAAGAAATGTTTTACAAATACTTTAAGTTTTGCGAATAATGTTTTAAAATCGATATTTTTCATAATGTTTTTTCTTTAAGTATAGGAGAATATTTTAGTATTGACAACTTAAAAATTATTTGAATAGTTATTGATTCGTAAATAGTTTTTTAATATATTTGATAAAAAGAAATCAAATTGGTGAAGAAAAGATATTCAGGAATTATTGTTAAAGCAAATAACAAAGTTCTATTATGTAAAAGAAATAATGATGGTTCGTTACCTGGTGAGTGGTCAATCCCTGGTGGTAAATTAGAAGATAATGAAACACCTATCGATGGTGCCGTTAGAGAATTCTATGAGGAAACAAATCTAAAAGTTAATTCTCCTTTGAATTTATGTGGTATGCTTAAAAGATATACTCGAGACGGTAAAAACGTTAAAGGTTTAATGTATACTTTTCTAATGGAAGTTGATGAGGAGATGACACCTGATTTAGAAAACGCTTATGATGGTTCAGAACATACAGAATGTGGATATTTTTCTTATGATGAATTACCTAAACCTATTGGGGTTGAATTGAAAAGATTGTTAAAAGGTATCTTAAAAGAAAAAAATGTTGATTAAGGTGTTGACAGAACCAAAAAAGTTATTATCTTTGTAGGACTTTACAAAATAAGGACATATTTATAGAACACACAAAAATTTTTAAAAAAAGATTTGGAAGTTCCAAAAAAGTTTATTACCTTTGTAAAACAATTCAGGGAAACGGTTTCCTAACCTTGAAAAAAAAAATAAAAAAAAATTTGGTAAATCGAAAAACTTTACCTACCTTTGTAAAACAAATCGGAAGAGTCCGAAACGTTCTTTGAAAAATATTATTTATCCGTCAGGATGTTGATGATGAGACCTTCGGGTTGATTCTGAGATAACTGAGAAAGATAATCGGCCGTATATGGTCGTTAAATAAACCTCGAAAGGGGGATAAAGTGGAATCATCTGTGTTAGTGGTTCTGCGGTTTGGGAAACCGAACTCGAGTATACAAGTGGGATATCAGTGAGCCTGTAGTACCGAGGATGACTTCGTAGGGAAATGGAAAACTGAATGGGCAATGTGGATTGTCTGTTTGAGGTGGGAACACCAATAAGAATAACCCATAGGAATCAAGTGAGAAGTGTACCTCCAAATACACAATTGCGGGTTCCAATATAATAGGTGACTTAAAACCGAAGGGGTAATACCTGAAGGTAAGATATAGAACGAGTGGTGTCGCTAATATCCTTACCAAAGACCCACCAAGGTCTTTTCT